GCGTCCTTGGACCACATGTCCATGAGCTTCACGTCAGACTGGACGCGATCAATGTCGTCCTCAACGCAGGCGAAGTACTCGCCCTTGTCGATGACAAGCTGGAGCTTCGGCTTGTCGGGGTTCTCCACGACAAGGTTCTGCCCCTTCACATAGTCACGAATGGTGATGTTCGGGGTCGTACGGATGTTCACCGTATCGCCCTGGTTCCGAATCTCGCCTTCGTAGTCCGTGTTCGAGATCGCCGCCAGCACCGTGGCGTCGTAGAAGTTCTCGATCAGCTTGCCCGACCAGATTTCCGGGATGAAGTTCCCAGAATAGTTCGGGCGTCCAGGTGCAACAGGGAAGCTCATGGCTTTCTCCTATCAGCCAGTTGCGACAATGCGATTCTCGCGCTGTGCAGCGAAGATATCGCGTTCGATCCGGTCGCGCTCGGCTTCCTTACCCTTGTACAGCCCCCGCCTTACATCATCAAAGAACTTTGCGATGTCTTGGGCAGAGTAGGTCTTAGGGGTGTTCCCCGTGGGGGCGTTGCCGCCACGGCTCCGACCCGGAGCGACCTGCCGTTCAAGCTGAGAGCCTGACGCACTCCGATTTGGCTGAGCAGCAACAGACTGTCCGTTCGCTCCGTCCCAGGTAGTGAAGAACGCCGCCACGCGGCGAGCATCGAGGTTGCGCTGAGCATCTTCCAGATACGTCTGGCGGGTCAGACCCGTCAGAGGATCGGTCTCAAGGAGCCACTTGTGGAAGTCCTGATTGGCGTTGATGTCACGCCACGCAGGAACCATAGAGGAAAGCTCACTCCAGAAAGACTGCTCCGCAGTTGCGGCCTGCCGTTGAGCGACATGCTCAACACGAGGGATCACGTTGGTCTGCACCTGCCGAAGCATCTGCTCCAACTCGGCAATCCGGCGGTTCGCCGCCGAGACCTCCTCACGAGACACGCGACGCATGACCTCGATGGAGTCGCCGTACTCCTCAACATCCTTCTCGGACACCAGACGCTCAACGGCTTGGCCCTGAGCGGGCGCTGGTGCTGCGGAAAGACTGGCAAGCAACTGCTCTAGCTGCGCAAGCCTACCGGCAATCTGCTGATTCTCAGACCGAAGGCGTCCGGTATCAGCGTTGTACATGCCCTGTAGGGTGCGGTAGCGCTGCTCGAAGGTATCACTACCAGTGGTGTCCTGCCGCCTCTGCTCGTTAGGCGCGGACTCAGGCGCAGTATCGGTACCACTGTCGGCCTGCTCGGACTCCGTGGACGCAGCAACGTCGGCTGCTTCGTTAGAAGCCCCTCCGTTCTCACGCTCCTCGTACATCTTTGCGATAGCCTCAGACTGGCGGCGAACCTGCTCGGGTACAGTCACAGAACGCTCCTTATCGGTATGCGTGGGTGGTGGAGGCTACCCCTACGATTGGGGTTTTGCCGCCATATCTTTAGAACTCTGCACCAAGCGAAGTATCTCTGTCAACACTTGGCACCTACCCTGCGCAACAGCAACATTTGCCGGTGCTGCAAAAGGTAGTTGGTCCAATTCTTTCTGCCGCGACTCTGCAAGCCACGGCTCCAATACATGGCTAGTACGCGCAAGCGCGGCAACAACTTCGGGCGTCAGACGGTTCACGCAGCCGCTCCGGTGTTCTGGTTGGCCACCACGTTCGTCTGCGGAGCGCCACCGCCAGGGGCTGGCGCTGGCGGGGTCGGACCCTGCGGAGCAGCGCCCTGGGGCGCCTGTCCTGCCTGAGCCTGCGCCATCTCAGCCATCTGCTGCATACGGACGTTGTATTCCAGCTTCTCGCGCGACGGGATGATCTCATCCACCGGCATCTGGAGGCCCTTGGCCACTTCGCGCAGCAGGGCAGCGCGACCATTGAGCCCGACGATCTGCATATCGACCGGGTTTGCCGTGGCGTTGAGGAACTCGACCCGCCGGACGTTCACAGTCTCGCGGACAGCGAGGTTGATGGCACCACGGGGGATGATCTCGGCGTCGCCCTTGATGTTCTCATCCGGGTCGTAGCGCATATTGTAAACAAACTGGCGCTTGATGATCGGCTTGATTACATCATGATCGATGTGCATCACTACCTGCCGGATGCCCTTACCAGCAGAGCCCATCAGCATGGACAGGCAGACGCCGTGCGCCCAGCGCCCTTCACATCCACGTCGCCGTAGATGTAGGCCGGGATACCGGAGTGGTCATCAGCCAAGCGGCTGAACCGCTCATACACACCCATGAGGGTGTTGGCGTTGTCGTTTGGCTGGTTGAACCGCACCGCCGGGGCAGAGGACCCCGCCGGATCGTTGAGCGTCTGCCAGACCTTCCACGGGAACATCTTGGTGATGTCCTCGTTCGGCGGGATGCGGTCCAGGTTGACTTCGACCTGCGGGCCGGACGCCACGGCCATGTTGTTCACCAAGGCGCGGGCAGCCGCGTTGCAGACGTTCTGCAAGTCCTCGATGATCTCAGGGATGCCACGACCCCAGAACGCGCCCGGCGTCTTGATGAACGAAGTCTTGGCGTATGGCTTCTCGCCCAGCGGGTCGTAGTTCAGGATCGCCTTGATGACGTAGTTGCCCACGAGCCAAACATTGGCGTCGTATTCGCGGGCTTCGTCAGGTACTTCGCCTTCGTCCATGCCCCACTCACGGAGCATCTTGCCGCTGACCTTGCCCCAGAACTCCAGGGCATCGAACAAGTCAGTCGGACGCATCTCCGTGTAGAATTTGCGTTCTTCTTCCTCGCGCTGCGATTCAGTCGGCTCAGACACCCAAGTCTGCCCAGGACCTTCATCGAGTACTTTGCGAATGGCTGCGTCGTCATAGCCAGGAACGCCGATCAGGTCAGCCAGCGCCGTGCGACTCAGCCTGTGGTGCTCGAAGATGTACCCGTCGTTGATCCTAGTAATCCCAGGCTCGGGGTAGATGTTGAACGGGCTGACCCGCTCGAACTCAGGAGCCAGCCTCTCGCCAGCCTCCAGGCTCATCTTGCCATCGGACCCGCGCATCCAGGTCAGGTGGCGCTGACGCCGCACGACTGGGCCTTTGATGAAGGCGCAGGGGAAGGTCACAAGGTCGGTGATGAACTCGTTGAACGACTCGGCCCAGCCGCCCTGAGCAAGCTGGTCGTCGATCTTGATCTTCATGGCATCAACGCGCGTCTGCGCTGCCTGGAGAATCTTGAAGCGATACTCCTGGGCCACAAGCTCCTTGGTCTCTGCCATCTTGGAGGGGCTCGGCGCCTCACCAGTATCCTGGATGAGTTGGACAACGCGCTCCGCGAACGCCTGCTTGATCTCCTCCGAGTGGTCGGGAGACAGGTCAGGGATGGGAGTGGGCTGCATGTCCCACGGGGGCGTGCCAGAGTCGAGCAGGATGTCGCGCAGCCAGCTTTCAGCCGCCCGGCACTTCACCTCCGTCAGCATCATATAGACTTCAGACCCGCCCTGCTGGCGGATAGCCTGGAGTTTGTCAGCCTCGTACTCGCCATTGCGCTGGCGCATGGCCCGCAACATGCCGTCGTTGATCGGCTGCTTGGCGATCCTGGCTGCGTCCCAGCACTCGCGCAGATACGCCGCTATCCCAAGAATGAGATCGCTGTTCTGACGCGCCTGAACGTCAGCGTCCACCCGTTCGCGTTCGGCGCGGTCGATTTCGGAGTTGCTTACGACGCGAAGGATGGTGAGGCCGGGCATCAGGTGTTGCTCGCAGGTCCACGCAGGACAAGGATGATATCGACTGCATCCGCAGTGCCGCCGCTGACATCTGGCTTCACGTAGATTGCAGAAGTGCCGAACTCGAAGATGGCTGCCGCAGTTGCACTGATTGCAGTGCCCTCGACATCAGAGAGGTCGAAGAACGTTGTGCCATCGTTGGAGGCTTGGAGTTTGACCGTAGCGCCGCCGAACGTACCGTCGATCTGCACAGAAGCGTTGAGCCCCAGGCGTCGAGACAACGTGTAGGCCGTAGCGCCATCAGCGGTCGTCACATTCTCCCATAGGATGTACGGCACACCATCGGACGTAGATGCCAGAGCGGGGGCGACGGCAGCCATAAGTAACCTCCTAGGTCGCAGCTAGAACGACTCTAGAAAAAAATCCCGCTGGGAGCAAGCTCAACCAGCGGGAAGTTTAGGGAGGTGAACACACGCAGGCACCGGCTACTCATGCCTGCCCGACCCGTATGACACAAGATGTGGTAGGTTGCAACACCGCTCAGGCGCAACCCCCTGCCGAGGTTCGTTAAGTTCGGCAGGGGGCGCACTAGGGAGGACGACTATGTGAGCCAGCACCATTGCTGACCCAGAAGCGACGCTATCAAGTCCAGCCGACAGCCGCAACTGCTTTCACCTCCCTAGCGCGCCGGATGACGTCGCCACTGCCTGCATGTGAGATATGCAAAAGTAGATACTGTAACGCCTCGGCTATGTGACTGTGCTTGTTCTTGTCGATCTCTCCGACCCCCTTGGGCTTGTATCTGTACCCACCCATGAGAGCAGCCTTGAGTCGCGTGCAACTGGGGTCGAGCAGGAACGCCGGGTCTCCGTCCACCTGCCGCATGAGGAAGTCGTCCACCGCGTTGACCCGCGCCGAGACGTTGTTCGTCCTGGCCGAGATGACCCGCAACCCTTCAGCCCTGATGATATCGACCGCGCTCCGCTCGTCGGTCTGCGCCCTCTGCACACCCGCCGGGTCGGTCACCACGAGGATGGGGGCACCAGGGAAGCGCTCATAGAGCAGGGGCTTGAGCACCGTCCGCACGAACCGCTGGATGCCCATGTCGAAGCTGACAGCCTCTGCGAGTATCAGCGCGCGGCCACGCGGGTCCTGTTGTCCAATGGCGGCAGCAGGCGTCAGCCCAAGGTCCATACCCACCACGACAGGCCGTGTGCCATTCTGGATGTACTTCAGCGGCGCTTTCGCCATGTGATAGTCAGGCTTGAAGTACTTGAAGATCGGCGTACCAGCGAGTGACAGCCCATACTCGCCATCGACATAGACCCGGATGTACTCCTCAGAGCGGCCCTTCGTGTCATAGTACCCGTCAGGCAGGTTCTCTATGTTCTCTGCGTACGGACTGCGACCTGACGGCTGCTTGAACACATCCCAGCCATTGTCGTTCTTGGAGACGCCATCCTTCGGGTCGAGTTTCTCCATCTGGTAGTACCACCATGTATCCATAGTCGGCGGGTTCGTGTCACCCCACATCCCATGCCACGTAGGCCCGCCATCCTTGGCGCTCGGGTAGCGTCCAATACGCTTAGACAGTGCATCGACGATATCGGGGTGGATGTCCCTGCACTCGTTCATCCATGCGAACGTGACTTCCAGTGAGTTCAGGTTCGCCACATCGTCAGCGTCATCCAGCGCGCGGAACATCACCTCGCACTCTACGTCTCCCACCTTGAAGAAGTATGTCTTGGTGGTGCGCATGTATGTGCCGCACTGGCCCGGTGGGAACCAGTCGTTCCAGGTCTTGATAGTCGTGTCCTGCAACTGGCGGGCTGTCTCACGAATAACCAGACAGCGCGACTTGCGTATCCCATTGGCGTTGGGCTTCTGCATGGCAGCGCGGCGCACGACTTCAAAGCAACATGTGACCGATTTGCCACTTCCTACAGGGCCGAGTAATATACGAGTGCGTGCGTTGCTCTCCATGAATCTGCGCTGAGTAGGTGCGGGTGTGTAGTCGATCTCAATCGCCATGGTGCATCAGTGCGGCAGACGCCGCCCTTCCTCATAATCCTCACGACCATCTGCGCTATTGTGTATATACATGTCGTGTTCTTCGTCGTATTCTGGGTTACACCAGCACAGATTGGTAGTAGAGAACGTATGCTTGCGGAAATCTAGCGTTGGCACCATGTGGGTGCTCGATTCAGCGTCAGGGCTATAGTCATCGTTGTACTGCTCGTGCCAAAACGCAGGGTCATACCTTGGCTGTTGGTGCTCATCGCACATCATAGCACCTCTATGACGTAACTCGGCTCTTTGTTCTTCAGAGTTACGATCTGAACCCTGAACGACTGGCCAGATTCCTCCATTTCGGAGGTAATTCTGCTCGCTTCCGCCAGGGAATCAGCCCATATCATCGGAGGCGGGGTCATATTCGACAGCAGGTGACGCCCTCTCCGCCTCTGCCTCGATGACAGTAGCTGTGCCAAGGCTCTCTCCCCCCAGATTGATGGTAATTTTGACACCACCAGTGGGATTTTCGGTGGCAACGTCCGGTTTCGGCTCCAATCCAGCCCACTTTACCGTGGATTTGATGAGATCAGCCTTCACAGTCGGGCTAACACCAGGGTCATGGATGAGCAACCAGGACGTTTTCAGCAGTTCTTCCGCCTGTGCCCGCGCTTTGAGCTTGAATGTGATGCCTTTGTCGCGTATTTCGTCACGAAAATCTGAGATTTTCTTGTGGAAAGTGGTGTCTTTATTGAACACCATGAGGTCAGCAGCAGTTATGCTGTGCCGTTGCAGTATCTCGTCCAGCGGATCACCACTCCCCTCCAGCCTGAGGGCGAGATCGAAGGCCAGCCTATTGGTCCAGCGGGTGAGTTGTGCGTAGCTCATGGTGTTCTGATCTTGGTGGCTCGGCCGTTCGCGGTCAAGTTCGGTGTGGTCTCAACTCCAGGTTGAGATTGGTTTCTGGGGGCCGGAAATTTTTTGGGGTTTATGTAAACCGGGGGCGGGGGTACCTGAAAAAATATACACAACCAAGCGTTGCAGCAGGTGGTTCATATTCAACTAAAAGTTGAAAAGGTAAAAATTAGGTCGTGTTAAGACAGGTTACCGCATTTTAGGGGGGGCCTAAAGTTTGCCAGTCCAGGTGGGCCACCTGTCAAAGCCGTTTCAGCGTGACAGCGCAGCGCAGAAAGACAGAGAAACGGCGCCGTTTGACAGTCGGCGCGCTCTGTGCTCTATTGATTGGGCCAAGGCGATGGCGCCGCGGCCCCGGTAACGGGTTGCTCTTTAAAAACTTAATAAGGAGGCCATCGTGGCTCTCTACGAAGGCAATGTGTCTTGGGCCGCCCGCGAGGATGGTACGTACGGGCTTGTAGCCCGCAGCGCGGGCTCTTGGAACGCCATGAATGTCAGCGATATGCTGACAAGCATTGCGAAATCCATGCCGAAGGGCGCCAAGCTCTCGGGCTGGTCCGTGTGGATCGACATGGGCCTGCCCGAGACCGAAAAGGGCGCTCCGGTTCCTCTCGCGCAGGTCTTGGCATATGCCAAGATGGCGGACCGAGTCGAGCTTGTGGGCGTGCGCCCTAAGGGTAAGCCCTACTTTGTGCCCAAGCTCAAACTGACCAAGGGTGCCGCCAAGGGCGGCACCAAGACCGATAAAGTATATCTGTGAAACAACGGGAGGGGCGCAAGCCCCTCCCTCTTTCCCTGGGAGTGTCAGCTATGCTCAGTAATACGGCGTGGCGCATTATGCGCCGGCTATACCGCCAACTCTGCAATGAGGGTTTCCACCCTCACGTTGCCGCCGTCATGGCGGCGCGAAACGCCATGGATTGTGCTGTTTTCGCAGGGTTTGCCCTGCGACACGCGGCAAAGCTGCCTGCATGCCACGCTCCGTACAGGAGCGTGATGTGGGGCAGGTTTCAGCGAATCGACTATGGGCCGGAGGAAATCCTCCCCCCGGCTGAAGTCGAGTAACAACGGGAAGGGCGCAAGCCCTTCCCTCTTTCCTTGGAGTGTGAAATGAAATTCTGGTTCACTGCGATAGCCGAGGCTATCGTTTTCATCACCTTCCTCGCGGCTTTCGTGGCGCTGCTGGTGGTGACGCCATGAGGGTGTCACTCGAAGCTTTCGAGCGCTGGCAGCGCACAAAGAATAACACCAGGGATAAAAAGTTATTCCTGGCTAGAATGGAGGATGGCAGGATCACATCCGTGTACGCGGTCGATAAAGAGGTCGCCGTGGTGGAGATTTATAACCGCTGGCAAGAGTACCCCATATCGATCGAATAGCCTCCCCCACTGAACCCCGCAGAAATGCGGGGTTTTTCTTTTGTCCGGCCTCTGACGGGTCGCCAGCGGCTTTTACCCGCGCTGCGCGGTAGGGGTAGCGCCCTAGCCTCTAGCCTGCCCTAGGCGGCCTCCGCTCGCGGCCCTAGCCCTATAAAACACCATGGCCCAAGCCCTCGCCGCGCGCCCGGCGCCTGCGTTTGCTCGCTCCGCTCGCCATACGTCGGGGGCCTATAGGTCGTATTACGCGCGCTTTACGACTTACTGACCAACTTAACGCCTATAGGACAGCAATACGTAAAGCCTAAGAACTTGGGCCTATAGACGTGTTAACCTAGGATATAAGTCACATCTTTACAAGAATAAGTGTTCAGTTTAACGCATAATCTGGATAATCTTCCTATTTCGGGTATTTGTAAAGGCATTCTTGTTTACGCTTTTTGCTACCTTAACACGCTTAACATGTGTTAACTTGACACGAAAAACGGCGGATTTCTGCGGGTTTCACCATGGGAGCACCAGCGGCAGCCCAAAAGAGCGGCTATACATATAATATTAATAATCCAAAAAATCAACGTTTTTCAGATACCCTTTCCCGCGCGCCCGACCCCTACCGACTGAAGCGGTGTTAAGTTTACACTTTCAGTCTTAACTGTATAGCCTTAACACCTTTACTCTCTTAACTGTATAGTCTTAACATCCCACACAAGCCTCTAAAAAAGTTTTTGCCTATACTAAAAAATCATGGATTATTTGGATTATTCGTTAAACTTGACACAAAAAACCGCAGATTTCCGCCATCGTTCACAATCCAAAACATAATCCATTCCGCCCCCTCATTCTGGATTTTCCGTTAAGCCTCCATCCTAGTTCTGGATTATTCGTAAAGCGAGCCGTAGGCAGCGCTTGGGCGGGGCGGCTTGACAGCCCGGCGGCGCCGTGCCATGCTCCGGGTCCGGCTGGCGATCCGCCCCGCCGATGGTAGTAGTGTTATACACCCCCTAAAGGAGGTTAACATGTTCCGGCTTATCTGCCTCACTACTGGTGAGCCTGTCAATGACGTGGTTTACACCTCTGCCGAGGAGGCTCTTAACGCCAAGCACAGCCTTGGTGTTAAGGCCCGTATCCAGCGGGTTATCACGAATGAGTGGGCTGTGCGAGAGCATACC